GGTAATACCAGTACCACCTGAGATCCTAAAAGTATCTTGACCAGGGATAATAGGTGAAGAGTCATCACCATTAATTAGTTCACCAAGAGTAGACCTAAGTTCTTGAATTAAGTAGAGGAGTTGGGTGTTGTCTAGGTTCAGATCTCCAGCACGGATAGAAGCACCAACTTGGTACTCAACCAACATGCTGCAAATGTTAGTCCTACGACCAATAATTAAAGTCACACCACCAGGCGCCTCTCCAGTTTGGAAAGTAACCTGAGATGGATTAGAACCTGCAATAGTGTAGTTAGGAGGTGTAGCTCCAGCTACTCCACTATTTGTCAGCAGTGTAAAAGTACCTGCTGGTTGTTCTCGATACACAACAACATCAGCTTCTCCTAGGTAAGGAAAGTTAATGTTATAAGTTAGTTGAGTACTGAGATTAGTTGTATAAATATCGGGTGGGACAGTGTTGATCCCACCACTTAAAGTGAGACATGTATTAGATTGAGGCATGGTTACTTAGGCATGTTGCGGAGTTCTTGGAGGTCGTCATATCGTTGATTTGAAAGATCAGTCTGACCCATTCTTTGGGCTTTTCGTGATTGATCAAGCAGACGCTTCTCTTCAATCAGTCTCTGTGCTTCAGGTGATTTAGACACTTTTGCCCAAGCATTAGCCGAGGCTGCAGCAAATAGTTTACTGATTCTAATATTAATCCAGTAATCTTTTGGTTCTTTACCCCAGCGATTTTCCATTTTATCTTGCTCCATGTTCTCAAGAGATTGCTGAGTACGTGGATCATTGGCAAGACGATTTAGTTTTTCTTCTAGGTTTTGTTTACCTAACTCTTGTTGATAAGCTGAACGTACACTAGGAGATCCAGACAAATCAATCCCATCAGGCTTCAACGCAATTGTTCTCATGTCATAGCCACTATTAAAAAGTAGTGTACGACCTGGGGAATAATCTAAGTTGATTTGAACAGGAGAAAAGGCATTGAATAACCTAGTAGGAAGATTCCAATCACGGATAGGTTTACCAGTTAGAATATCGTATTTAATAGGTAGAGGTTCGCCAGCTACCAATTCACTAATTTGGTTACGATTACGGACTTGATCATCAAACTCACGATTGAGCTCTTTCATGTAAGGATTGACAACTTTACCTACTTCATTACGTAAAGCTCCAAGTGGAACAGTATTGTTAACCAGACCAGCAGCCATCAATTCAATTTGACCAGGCTCACCAGACAATAGGTCTACAATCTGTGTCAGACCAGAAAGGTAGGTTTTACTAACACCGCTACCGACCAAAGCAAGTGCAGCCTTTTGGAATTTATCTTCTACCCATTCTTGACCCATCATCTCCATTGAATCAGCACTGTCAGCCACATAGGCTAGGATCGTGTTGAATGGTTCAAAAGAATCATAGCTAATCCATTTATCTCCAATCTTAATAGAGCGTGGTTTCCAGTCACCCATACGTTGGGCTTCACGTACACCACGATCAGCAGATCCATTACCAGTTAGTTCACCAGCCATGACCTTTTGAGCTGCCATAGAAATAATAGAACCACCAATAATAGTACGACCACGTTGAATAGCTTTAGCATTCATTAGGTCTGCAGCATTAGCAATACCTAGATCAGCTAGTTGTCCTTGCTCAGCCATATCCATAGTAGCGTTTAAAATCCTACGTTCATCTCCTAGCATGTATTTAAACATAGGCATATGGGACATGGTAAGTTTAATACCATTAATACCAGTCCTAGCGAAAAGGAAGAATGGTTTAGTCCAGGGGTTCTTACTGAAGAGATCAGCAAAACCCTTAGAGAAACCAGATAGATCTCTAGTTAATGTAGCTTCTTTAGCAGCATGATCTAAGGCAACATCAGCACCAGCATTAATACGACCAGTTTTAGGATCAATGAAGTCTGCCATGTAAGAATCTTCAAAAGCCTTCATCAACTTAGGAGTGACTTCTGGAGTCTTACCTAATTTCTGTGCCTCTAAAGCGTCTTGCATTGCTTTTGACTTTAGACCTAGATCGAGCCATGATGTAGCCAAATGCATCATCAGTAGCTCCCATGATCTTAGTGGAGTAGGTGAGGAGACTTTGATCATTTAAACCACGAGCAAAGTTACCCATCATATAGGCAGCCTTATCAGCATCACTACCATTCTCCATCATGAATTCACCCATAGCCTGCCAAGCTTCATCACGCTTGTCTAGAATACCATAGCGAGTCTTAATGGTAGACATTTCACCAGACCAATAGGCATTCAGGTTACGCTTAAATAGCTTCCATGAATCAGGAATCGCTCCTATAGCACCTGAAAGCGCCGCTAACCCTTCATTAATCTGTGCCTTATCTAATGTACCCATACCACCAATAACCTGTGACATAGGACGCAGGAAGGTAGCAGTAGCAGTACCCATAATAGCGCGGATGGGAGTCTTAGGACCAGTCAGAACACTGTTTACTATTACACCTTGTAGTTCTTTAATAACCATAGAGTCATATTTCTTACCATTATATTCACCACCACGTAGTCGCTTACGGAACACTTCAGCAACATCTTCCCAGTTCCTAATATCATTAGACCATGAAAAGATCTCAAGCATAGTATCACTGAGTTCTTTGCTAGGAGCTTTGGTAGCCAACTCTTTCATTAGCTTGACTTGATCTTTAGCTTCCTGCCTGATAGCAGTTAGCTTACGCTTCATTGCTTCTTTAGCTTTCTCAGCACCAAGTTCAGTCTGTAATTCACGACCCATACCAGACCAAAGCATACGGGATTTTTTCACATTGAAGAGTCCATACTCTAGTTGTTCTAAGATCTGTTGTGCAGGACCATCAACGTCAAAAGGATCTAGTACAGCATTAGCTTCTCTAGCAGCAATACCAAGGTCACGCATCTGTGAGTATAATGTACCATTAGCTAAGTCAGCAGCAACGACGTTCTTCATGTACCATGCATCCCGACTTTCAGGACCACCAGTACGGAAAGAGATCTCATCATCAAAGGATTTCCAGAACTCTTCAGCTGAGAGCTCAGTAGTATTACGATCCTCAAATAGTTCCTTAGCCTTTTCAAATGCTTCAGGGAATATCTCACGAGGAGACATACCCTGTTCTCTGATCTCATCAATAACTACACTGTAGCGTTCCTTTCCATACATCTGCTCAGCGATTTCTTGTAGCTCCTTACCTTCAATGTCAGCAATCTTGTTAGCACGTAGGATAGCAGCTGGTCTAATTAGTGTATCAGTAGACCCATACTCACCACCATATGTATTACGTTTAGCATGGAGTTGGTCATCAATGTTTCTAATGGTATTACCAGATAAGGTGTTACCTTGCTGGGCATCAGTAATAGTACCTTTGTTTTTATAGCCTCCCATACCAGGTAGATCTAGCTGCTCATAAGCAGCCTCAGTTACCTGATCGTTTTGGCTCTTATTCATTTCAACAACCTTACGTACTACTCGTTCATCTGCAAACTCACCATCAGGAGACCAGTTAGGGTACTTATCAGGTTGCTTCAGGTATTCCATCTTCATCAGCTCTTGCTGCTTATCAGCTGGGAGCTCATCAAAGAACTGCTTACCCTTAGTAGTTCTCTTATACTTAAGTGCTACAGCATCTCGTAGTAGTTTCTTCGTCTTGCTCCACAGCAGCAGCTTTAATCTTAGCCATACGTTCAGCACGGATGTCATGGACAATCTGTTTCTCTGGAGTAGGAGGAGTTACATTATCTACAGGTTTGCCACTAGGTACACCTTCTGCTGCTTCTTTTAGCTACACGAGGTTTAACAATAACACCAAATGCTTTACCTAGAATACCACCCATCATACCAGCTTCCAAGACATTCTTCCATGTCTTAGTGAAGATACTATCAGTATCATTAGTCGCAATTGGATTCATAATGAAGGGATACTTTTTAGTCATCTCTTCAATGAACTTATTGTCATCAGCAACAGACCCAGCCATATTGTGATCAGCTGATTTCATGTCAATTGCATCAACAATCATNCCAGTACCGCCTAAAAAGGCAGCACCCTTACCAGCAATAGTAGCAAGTTTGATGCTTCTAGCACCCATACCAATAGCACCTAAGACACCAACTACACCAGCTCCAAGTCCAATCGCAGGAGCTGCAGCGGTAGCTAGAGCAATAGTACCAGCCACTGCTGCAGTAGTCGCACCAAATGCTACAAGGTCACGACCCATTTTACCCCAGCTAGTTTGCTGGGTAATAGGATTATAGTCAATACCCTTCTCTTCATCGAAGAACATTCCATCAGGGCGATATGTCTCACCCTCCCGGTCTGCTTTACCAGTGAACATGTCAATGGTACGGGGAATAAAAGTCCAGAGACCTTCAGCAGCGTCCATAACACCGCCAACAGCCATGTCCTTAGTAGCTTCTAATGCTGTCTTTTGTTCTGTTGATTTCTTTACACCTTCTGCTCGCTGCTCATCAGGAGTAGTTTGTAAGTAGTCAAGCGTACCATCATTACTGGTGGGGACGTTGGGTTGGTTACGACCACCAGTCTCAAAGGCAGCTTGCTTTGCATCACCTTCCTGACCTTGAGCAGATATATTTTGTTGTTTCAGAGTTTCTTCAGCCGCAGCTGCTTCTCTCTGTGCCTCTAGCTCCTCTAAATTAGGTCCTAATTGAAGGGGATTAATTTGAGTAGCATCGATTTCAAATTGACTCATGTTAATTGATAGATACGACCACGTATATTAGGACTTACGAGGTCAGGGCTATTATATGGAGAGTCTACAACATTCGATACATAGTTAGACCGCAGTCCACCGTTGTAAGAACGTCGCCGATACTTTTTAGCTTTCTCCATAATTTCAGGGTAGTAGTTTTTATTCTCTGGACTAGCACCAACACCATACTGTAGTACAGCATTAGGTCCAGCATTATAAGCGTATATTGCAGTCTTCAAATCAAAGCCATAATCAGTCATCATCTGACGGAGATAGCTAGCAGCATACATGATGTCTGCATGAGGATCCACTCCAGGGTTAGCATTAGGATGCCACTTAGGAATGATCTGAGCAATACCTGTAGCACCAGTAGGGTTGTAAGCATCAGCTCTCCAGCTACTTTCCTGATCAATTAGAGCAGCTAGGATATCAGAAGGGATACCATACTTATCAGCAGCAGCTTGTACGGTAGGACCATAGCCATTAGGTACAGCAGTTATGTTAAGAGTATACTCACCACCTTGTCCTTGTGCAACTAAGTCACCATCACCTCCAAACAAAGGAGCCAATGCGGTGGGCTGGTTAGGGTTACTAGGATCAGAGAGCGCTCCTTGTTCGCTAGCTATTTTGCATAGCATTTAAGTTAACAGCAGCTCTAAACCTAGTGTTATTAGTAGGTTGTACACTAACTAAGTTCTTAATTTCTCTGTATTCATTAGGATCAATACCATCCTTACCATCCATTAAGTCAAACTCTGATAGACCATACGTAGCTTCAAAGTCTAAACCATGAACCTTAAGTAATTGAGCCTTTACAATCTGTTCCCAAGTAGCAATGTTCTTAGCTTGGTCAGCAAGGATATTAAAAATAGGAGTAGTACTGCGTGGAGGTAGCGCTCCAGTTTCCTCAACTTGCTTTTTAATCATCTCTAGTTCAGCTTCAGTGCCTTTAATTGGACCAGCTGCATAAGGATTCTTGATATTATTACCTGCTAATGTAGCTACAGTAGCTTTAGCAGTTTCTACATTCCTTTTGAACTCAGCATCTAGAGAAATAAATGGCATGTTTTCAGGATTGAATTGACTACCATCCCATCCGATCCTAGGATTACCATTTGCATCTTTGTATTTATTATTAGGTTGACCTGTTTCAGGATCCAGACCTTGGAACATACGTGTGATACGTTGACTAACTCCTTCAAAGATTTTCTCTGGAGGCAGGTTATCTTTGTTATTAGCAATCCATCTACGAGCCCATTCTTTAGCTTTTGCAGCTGCTACTCTAGAAGCTTCAGCAGGGTAAGCACCACCTAGATCAGCAGCATCCCTAGCTGCACTATCAATCTGTTTATCTAGTGCATCACCTTGATCTTTAGTCATACCATAAGTAGCACTATTGATCTGATTCTGTCTACGAGCACGATCAGCTAGTACAGGATTATCTAATTCCATGATAAGACTTGGTGGAATAATAGAGTCACCTCTAACTAAAGCACTTGAAACTAGCTCTTCAGCTTCAGCAGCACGGTACTCATCCCTAGTGACAATTAGATTTTCAACGTCATTAGCATCCATACCCATTTCTAGGAGCCTAGTCCTTGCTTTTTTAGCAGCTTCTTCCGTGAAATAACCTTCAGTTTCTAGTTTTATTTCAATCTCATTCTTAGCCTTAGCTCGCTGTCTTCGTCGCTGCTGTTCAATTTGGTTTTCTTTCTTACTTGCAGCAGCTTCTGATTCCCGCAGTGCTTCAGCAAAACCAGGTAAATCACCTAATGTTTTCTTTTTACCACCGCTATGGCCTTGGATAGGAATAGCAGCAAGCCTACCGAATTCAGTAGGACTTAGATTAGGAGCCAGTAATTTTAGATCATCAGTTAGTTGCTTATTAGCTAAGGTCCAGCTACTACTATTACGTAGATAGTTAGTCCTAAGTTGAGCATTAATAGTCCTTTCCAGTTCTCCTGGGTTAGGGCTTCTTATAGCTGACTGTAAGGAATCTACACGTTGAATACCAAGTTCCTTAGTCCTGCTGTCTTGGAAGTCTCTTTCCCATTGAGCATACTGAGTTACCATATCCTTACGCATGGGGGAAATAAGATACTCGTTCAGGAGTTCTTGATTGAGACCCATGTAAGGAGCTACATATTGATCACGCAGAGCTCTAACAGCACTATTATATTCAGGACTATTATTAGCACTCTTGATTGAAATAATGTTTTCTGGAGCTGTGTTCTCAGGGTTACCATCCCTGAAAATGATTGGTGTTTCTAGGTTTTGATTGTAATAAGAATTCCAACCAACAGCCCCATTCATTACCAACCCTTTTACATAGTAGTATTTTTCCCATCCAGAGCGCTTCTCAATTTCAGCAGCAATATCAGGGAGACCACCTTTATTTTGATACTCAGTAGAGACAGCTACAGTTGCTTCATGAGCAGCTTCGAGCTGAGCTTCCTCTTCTTTAAACTGTTCATTCTTATGTGGATCACCACCATCCAAGAATGCTTGGTTTATTTGTTCAGCCTCTACACGTTTCTTATAATCATCATGACGAGTGAGCAGCATCTTTTCTAAGGTCTTACTGAAATCAGTAAGTTTCTCAAGACCCTTCCAATCCATCTCGGATCGTTTCATTTGAGTCCTGATGCTGTTCTGCATTGCAGTTTGGTTGTTCTGCATCTGCTGCATGTTAGACTTCAGACCAGACTCCTGCCTCTGAAATTCAGCAGCAACCTTGTCGATACCTAGATCAATCTGCTCAGCTTGGATTTGAGGATTAACTCGTGGTGCTTGTATTTGATTAAAATTAGCTTGAAATGGTTGCATTATTAATAATAGAGAAAGGAGGGGTGGAGTCATAGTTATGCGGTTTGAGGTGTGCCTGGAGGCTTAGCTGCAATTTTACCAGGATCTGGTGCTTGCATAGATCCATACTGTTGATAAGCTCCTGCACCAGCGCTTAGAAGACCAGAGAAAAGACCCATACCACTTGGACCACGGTCCCTCTGTTCCATGAATGGTAGAGGGGCTGCAGGGGCTCTCTCAGGGCGTGGACCGATAGAGTTGAATGCCATCTCTTTCTTGATATTAAGACTACGAGAAGTACGAGCTAGTCGAGTATCCATATTATCACCTGCAAACGTCAACCTTCTAGCACGTTCAGCACCAGCCATAGCATTCATCAAGGCAATGTTAGCACCTCTCACACCAGCTCTACGACCCACAGCACCACGGTTTAATGCAGATGCAGTGGCTTGGTTTTGAGCTTGGTCAGCTTGCATGTTTGATTGTAAAGCAGCTATCTTTGCTTGAGTAACTAACTCATCAAACTGTAGTTGCTCGTCTAAAAAGTAATTAGCAAATGCTAAGTCATACTCTTGGTTCTGCAGCTCAGCTTGCTTCTGACGCATACCATAGATTTTAAGAGCATTGCCATGTTCAAAATCTTTGATACGTTCACCATAACCATGCATCTGCGTGTTATAGCGATTACGTGCATCAATAGCTTTGTTGTTCTGTCGAGTTTGATCCTTTTGTCCAAAGAAATCTAAACCTGATCCTATTGCTTGGAGCCCAAACATAGCTCCTGCTGTGATTAATCCACCTGCCATTATTTCGCTCCTACTGGTCGATAGTACTTGTTAGAAAAATCTCCTTCCCATGAAATAGAGAACAAAGTAAATGGAGATGGGTGACGTGAACTGAGTTCGATATCCATATTCTTGTTACGAGTATAACAAGGTATGG